AGCTGCCGCAGGACATGGCGGCGGCGGTGACCGCGCATGAAGCCGCGGTTGCCGCCGCCAACGCCGAGACCAACGCGGCCAAGGCCAAGGCCATGCGTGATGTGGCCGATCGTCGCCTGGCCGTGGCGACCGCGCGCAGTACACGCCTGCTGCTGGGCATGCCGGCCAACGACAGCATCCGTGCAGCGGTACGCCTGTTGCTGGGCCATCTGTACGCCCATCGCGAAGCCGTGGTCGTCTCTGCGCAGACGTTCGATGCACCGGCAGGCGCCACGGCCATCGCAATGGAGCTGCCGTTCGGCGTGGCCGCGCTGCTGGATCCGTACCGATCGGCAGCAACGCCATGAACGCCGGCCACTTCAATCGCCGCATCCGCATTGAGCGCCAGGACGGCCAGCTCGATGCGTGGGGACAGCCGTTGGACGCCTGGCAGCCTGTGGCAGAACTGTGGGCCGCCATCATCGCCGACCGCGCAGAGAGCGTGCAGCGGTTGACGCTGGAAAGCCGCCTGCCGGCAACGATCCGGCGCCAGCGCTTCCATGTCCGATTGGCAGCCGCACGACAGGCAGGCATCCAGGCCGGCATGCGCATCGTGTATGACGGTCGTGTTTTCAACATCACCGGCGTTGCGCCCGACTTCAGCCGGCGCCAGACCACGGTGCTGTTCACCGAACAGTCTTCAGGCACTGCCTGAGCGACGCCAACCAGGACACCGCGATGAGTTACGAAGCACAGCTGCACGCGCTGCTGGCCCCGCTGCTGCAGGGCCGGCTGTATCCAGACGTCCCACCGGAACCGGTCATCTACCCGTGTGCCGTCTACCAGCAGACGGGTGGACAGTCCGTGTGGTTCAACGAAGGTTCCATTCCCGAACAGAAGCACGCCCGCGTGCAGCTGACCGTCTGGGCAGACAGCCGCGCCCAGGCCAATACCCTGATCCGTGAGATCGAGGATCAGGTATGCGGAGGTCTACCAAAGTCCGAATCGTTCGGCGCCGCCATTGCCGTCCATGAGCCAGCAATCAGGAAGTACGGCGCACGACTCGAATTCGGGCTGTGGTACGCCAACCCGTAGTTTCACCGTTCCATGCAACACCCCGACCCGGCGCTTGCCGGGTTTTTCATTTCAATCCACAGAGGAAATACACCATGGCACTCAAGCTTCCCAAGGGCACCCAGTTCGGCTTCGCACCGGTCGTCTCCACCGCGATCGCCACCAGCGCGATCTCCAAGGCTGCGCCGGCGCTGGCCAGCGTTGCCGCCAACAGCGTCGACACCGGCGATGTGGTGGTCATTGAACTGCCGGGCTGGCCGGCCCTGAACAACCGCGCCACCCGCGCCGGTGCTGAAGCCACCGGCACCGTTGAACTGCTGGGCATCGACACCACCGACACCGTGCTGTTCCCGGGCACCAGCGGCGCCGGCGTGCTGCGCAAGGCAGGCGCCTTCGTCGACCTGGACCAGCAGGGCGACCCGACCACCGCCGGTGGCGAGCAGCAGTACTGGAGCGGCACGCTGCTGGAAGACCCGACCGGTCGCCAGGTCCAGATGCCGACCTTCAAGAACGCCAAGACCATCACCCTGCCGCTGTTCTACGATCCGAAGAAGCCGTGGTATTCGGCACTGAAGAACGTTGATGCCAAGGGCGAGCCGGTGATCCTGCGCGCCAAGCTGGTCGGCGGCGACGTGCTGTACTGGTACGGCTACTTGAGCTACAACGGCGACCCGACCATGGCCGCCAACACCCCGATGGGCACCACCGCGACCTTCACCGCGCTGGCCGACTCGATCCTGGTGGAGGGTGTCTGATGTTCCAGGTCAAGGCACCTGAGACCTTCAAGAGCACCCTGACCATTGCCGGCCATGGCCGCGAACAGAAGCTCAACCTGACCTACCGTCACCTGCAGCAGGCCGCGTATGCGGACCTGCTGCAGCGCCTGGCGGCCGGCGAGGTGACGCCTGCCCAGGCAATCCTGGACATCGTCACTGAGTGGGATGCAGATGTAGCGCTGGATACGGCAGGTGTCGAGCTGGCACTTCAGCAGCAGATCGGCTTGGACGGCGCCCTCGTAGGTGGCTACGTGCAGGCGCTGCAGGTCGCACGCAAGGGAAACTGATCGAGGCGGTGGGGGCACTGTACTGGCGTGCCCCCACCGAGGCCGAACTGAACCAGCTCGGCCTGAAGGCAAAGCACTTCCAGCCGCCACAGATCGAACTCTGGCCAGAATGTGCACTTCCCATCGACATCTTCTCGCGGGTCTCCACCCAGTGGCGCACCGGCGCCGGTGGCCCGACGGGTCTGGACTACAACGTGGTCTACCACGAGCTCGAGCGTGAAGGGCTTACTGCCGAGAAGCACGCAGAAGTAATGGCAGGCATCCGCGTGATAGAGCGTGCTGCCCTCGACGAGATGCACAGCCAATGAGCCACCTGGTGGCCCACTCCGACCCCGCCAGCCGGCGGGGTCACTTTTTCCTGAGGAAACCCCTATGAGCGAGACACCGCTCGGTGTTGCGCGGGTGGATATCGAGGTCAACAGCAACCTCGGTCCCGCCACGCAGGCTGCCAAGCGCAGCCTGGCCGACATGACCGCATCTGCGCAGCAGCAGTATCAGCAACTCGACAGGGCTGAGCGTGCGCGGCTGCAGATGCTGCTACAGCAAAGCGCGCAGGTAGACAGCATGCGGCTGGAGCAGGAGATGCTCAATGCCGTACTCAAGGCCAGCGCAGTACTGATCAATGAAATGGCCCGCCAGATGGCCAACAATGAACGCGCCATCCGCGCAGCACGCGATGAACTGCGTGCCTATCGCAACGAAGCCGAAGCGGCGTCGGGCGCGTCGGGCAGCGCGACTGCAACATTCAGCGGAAACGCCGGAGCCGGTGGGGGGGGCTCGACATTTGCCGACCAGATCGGTAAAGCGACGGAGTTGAAGGGTGCCTACGACGATGCCGCCGAGGTTCTTACCGGGCTGGTTGGCCGTTTCCCGGCGTTGGCCAATCCCATGGCAGTGGCGGCGGCAGCACTGGCTGCCGCCGTGGGGGGCGTAGCCGTCGCCTGGAACTCCGCCAGTGACGAGGCGGCGTCCTTCGAGCGATCGCTGCTGATCGTCGGCGATCGGCTCAGCGCCAACGTGCCGCAGCTGACCGGCTATGCGCAGGCCATGAGCAGAATTGATGGCATCACCATGAGTGAAGCCTCCGAAGCACTGAATCAGGTCGCCATGACAGGTCAGTTCGCCGGGGACGAACTACGGATGGTCGCGCAGGCCGCGCTGCAGTGGCAGGACGCAGGTGTCAGCAGCGCGGAAGAGGTCATCGCATCGTTCGTGAAGATCAGGCAGGACCCGGTTGCAGCACTTAGGGAGCTGGAGCAGCAGACCGATGTGCTCACCGACGCACAGCGAAAGCAGATCCAATCGCTTATCGCGCAGGGAAACCAGGCCGACGCTTCGGCCCTGCTGATGCAGGCGTATGCAGGCAAGATCGGAGAGGTGGCCCCCAAGGTCATCCAAAGCGCCACATTGATGGAAGGCGCGTGGCGCAAGGCGAAGACCGTCTTCTCCGAGCTGTGGGACATGGTCAAGGAGCCGTTCCGGGCAGACAGCGGCGACGATCTGCGCAAGAACATCGCAGATGCCGAAACCAACCTGCGCCGCTGGGACAACACCACCCTGGGCGGGGCCACGGGCTCAAGCTACAGCCTTGCCGAATATGCTCGTGCCAAGAAAGAGCTGGAAGAGGCCAAGGAAGCGCTGCGCGCAGTACAGCAGAACATAAAGCCGATCCTGATCGAAGCGACGTTGCCAGCCAGACCTCCATCGGCAGACCCACCCGCGCGCGGGCCGTCCCTTGCCGCAGCTCCACGTCTCCCATCTGTGCCGGCCGAACCCACCTTGTTCGAGCGCATCCAGAAGCAGATCGACCAGAACGATATCGAGCGGTCGGGGATCGACAAGCTGACCGAAAGCAGGCGCCTTCTACAAGAAGTCACCCTCGCGCTGGAAAACGCAGAGAAAAAGGGCGATGCAGCTGCCGTGGCGCGCCTGGACCTGGCACGCAAGAGCCTCGAAGCCAGCGATCTTGAGCTTGCGCAGAAGAAGGAAAATATTGCAGCGGCCGCTCAGCTTGAGAAGCTCAACAAGTCACTTCGCGAAGCTGAAGAAGCGCGCCGTAGTGCGAACGAACAGGAGCTTCTGGGATTCGGTCACGGCAAGGAAGCCACCGCGCGGCTCGCACGCGTCAATGCCATCCAGCGTGAGTACGAACAGGCGATGAGGACACTGCGCGACAGCGGTGTTTCCGAGAGCAGCCAGAGCTTCCGCGACCAGTCTGACGCGCTGCGCTCGAGCCGCGATCGACGCTTGAATGATGAGCGGGATTACCAGGGTCGCCGAACGGAGAAGATGGGCGATTGGCGCAATGGCGCGCGCAGTGCCTTTGAGGACTACAACGAGTCCGCCTCCAATACGGCCGGCATGACCCAGGAACTCTTCAGCAAGGCATTCAAAGGCGCTGAAGATGCGCTGACCAAGTTCGTTCTTACCGGCAAGCTCAACTTCAGCGACCTGGCCGATTCGATCATCGCAGACCTGGCACGAATCGCAGCGCAGCAGGCCCTGATGGGCATCATCAACAGTGTGGTAGGTGCCTTCGCCGGAAGCATGGGCGGGGGTGCCAGCGCAGCTCCCTCGACGGGATTCGCCGCCGGTTTCGGCAACAACACCAGCTGGCTGACCGGCGGCAACATGACGCCTCATGCCCTGGGAGGCGTCTATGCCTCGCCCAGTCTCTCTGCCTATTCCGGTGGCATCTACAACACCCCGCAACTGTTCGCCTTCGCCAAGGGGGCCGGCGTATTCGGTGAAGCGGGACCGGAAGCGATCATGCCGCTGCAGCGGGGGCCGGACGGCCGTCTCGGCGTGGCCGCACATGGCGGCGGAGGCAGTGGCGGTGGCGTGGGTGTGAGCATCCGCATCGACAACAACGGTGGCAAGGAAGTCACCACCAACGAAAGCATGCTGCAGCAGTTCGGCAACGAGATCGGCCAGTTCGTGGAACGCAAGTACCGCGAACTGCAGAGTCGTGACCTGAAGGCAGGTGGTGTGCTCAGCAGGAGTGCCATGTAATGACCGACACATTCACCTGGCCGGCAACCAGCCAGAGCACGGGGACCACCACCGCCGCAGTGAAGCGGGCGAAGTTCGGTGATGGTTATGCGCAGGCTGCGGCCGATGGCCTGAATGCCACCTCGCGCAGCTACCAGCTGCAGTTCGTCGGCAACCGCAAAACGATCAACGAGATCGTGGCCTTCCTCAATGGTCACGCCGGTCGCAGCTTCCTGTGGAAGGGGCCACTGGGGCAGGGTCTCTACATGTGTGATTCCTACACCGACAACCATCTCGGCGGCCAGGTATCGACCATCACCGCCACGTTCGAGCAGACCTTCCAGGCGTAGGCGTGAGCATGGATCTTCAACGGATCGACCTGGATACCATCCAGCCCAACGGAAAGCGCGGAGAGACCCAACGACCGGCTTTCACCAAGATCAACCAGAACTTTCAGGATGTTGCATTGGCACTGGAGGAAATCCCCGGTGCCATCGCACACTCTGTCTCTGGAAAGAACCGTTTGATCAATGGGAACTTCGACTTCTGGCAGCGTGGGGACAACTTCACCGCCGCCGCTGCCTACTGTGCAGACAGATTCTTTGCACAGCAGGGAGGGATGGACGGAGCAGGCATATTCAAATCACCCGTTGCCACGGGCGATTCGAACTTCCCGAGAAGCCTGTTTACGTTGGCCGCCAATTGCAACGGGAATCACAACGCCGCCGGACACCATTTCGTGTTCGAGCAGCGTGTGGAAAGTGTGCGGACCTTTGCCGCATCGGAGAGCACGCTATCCTTCCTGGTCTACAACGCAGGCACCGCAGGCAGAAAGATCGCAGTCGAGTTCCTGCAGCGTTTCGGAACGGGCGGAAGCCCCACTGTCACGGCGATCCAGCCGGAAGTTTTCACGCTCGCACAGGGCCTGAACCGGATCAGTAAGACCGTCAGTCTTCCTTCCATCTACGGTAAGACGCTTGGCGGTGGCGATGATTCGGTCATCTGTGCGGTATGGCTCTCGGCAGGCAGCGACTTTAACGCGCGCACAGGAGGGCTCGGCGCGCAGGCCGGCCAGTTGTACTTCGGTGAAATGCAGTGGGAAGCCGGTGCACGGGCGACCCGCTTCGAGTGGAGATCACCGGCCCACGAACTTGCGCTGTGCCAGCGCTACTACCAGAAGTCCTTCCCTGTTGCAGAGGAGCCCAACAGCAGGAGCAGCTCCGCCGTCCACCGGAACGCGGTGGCCTTCAACAGTGGCACCTGCCGCGTTGTTGCAGAGTTCAAAGGCACGATGCGCAGCACGCCACAGCTGCTGTTCCATGCAGGGGGGGAAGGTGGTGACATCGGATCGCCGAGCTTCTGGAGGTACTACGACGCCGCTGGCGGAGCATGGCGCGCAGGAACACTGACCAATGTAGTCGTGGCGACGAGCCAGGCGTTCATGGCGGACGTGGGCGGTGCAGGGTTCCTGGTAGGCGGGTCTGTTCTCCTGGCAGGCCACTACACCGCCGATGCCGAACTATGAGTGCATTCATGCGTCTGCGGGATCAGGAGGAAACCCGTGAGACCCGCCCGTTGGCGGAATGAAAATACTCAGACTCCGATCGGATGCCACCGATTCACCCTGTTCAAGGAGCCAACAATGGCAAGAAAGATCATCGACCTCGATTCCGTTCAACCGAACGGAAAGCGGGGTGAAACACAGCGCCCGGCGTTTACCAAGATCAACGAGAATTTCGCCGAGGTCTACGACGCGTTGACTGAGGTCGCGAAGATCCCGGAAACCGTGGCGAATGCCATCATCGACCGCGTTCCCGGCAGGAATCTGCTCATCAATGGCGCCCTGCAGTTCTGGCAACGTCGGAATGCAGGTCGCGTTGGCGTGGGCGCCGGTTCCCTGGGCGCACAGGCCTTCGTTGCCGATCGATTCGCCCATGCTGCACTAAGCTGCACCCAAGACGTTCAGCGTGTCGTCTACGATGGAGCGCAAAGCGGCTATCCGGATGACACTCGTTCCATCGTGGTCTGCACGGTAAGTGGCGCGACTCCAGGAAGCAGTGCCTGGCTGGGACAGAAGATCGAGGGTGTCCGCAGTATCAGCGGAGACCTGACTGTCTCGGTATGGGCCAACAGTGATGTCGCCGGCCGCAAGATCGGAGTGCGTGTCATCCAGAACTTTGGTACCGGCGGATCACCTGCGTCGGAAGTAGCCACCGAAGCAGGAGTATTTGTTCTTGCTGAAGGCGCGTCCCGCCATTCCATCACTGTCATGCTTCCCAGCACGCGCGGAAAGACCTTGGGCACTGCGGGTAACGATCACATCTATGTAGTCTTCGACTTGTGCGGTGGTGGCTACGGAGGTGCGCTGTCTGGCCAGAATGGTGCCTTCGGCCTCACCCAGTTCCAGGTCGAACCGGGGCGCGCAGCAACGCACTTTGATTGGCGGCTGCCGGGTGTGGAACTGGCGCTGTGCCAGCGGTACTACGAGAAGAGCTACAACCTCGACATCCCACCCAACACGGCGCACAACGAAGGGCGCGAGGCGTTCTCGATCAACTCACCGGGAATGGCGCATTACCAGAGTGTGCGATTCCAGACGACAAAGCGTGCCCATCCCTACGTGATGATCATCTCGGCCGATACCACCCAGCAGAACGGGCACATCGCCGAGGATGACGTGTCCCGCGTGCCCTGCCTTGTCAACTATGCATCACCCTCCTGCTACGAAGTGAGCTGGACCAACAATCCAGGCCGTTGGGGCGGCTGGTGGCATTGGTGGGCCGAAGCCGAGCTGTGATGCGGCGCGCCCGGAACATACAGGACGACAGCAATGACGAGAAGAATCATCGACCTCGATTCCGTTCAACCGAACGGGATGCGGGGTGAAACGCAGCGCCCCGCGTTCACCAAGATCAACGAGAACTTCGCCGAAGTCTATGGTGCGCTGGATTCGCTGGAAAGCGCTTTGCAGAGCGCGGCTCCAGGCAGGAACCGCCTGATCAACGGCAACTTCGATTTCTGGCAGCGGGCCACCACTGGCACCACCCAGGGCGGCGAGATCTATGTGGCCGATCGTTGGACCGTGGCAGCGCTGGGCTGCACGCATACCGCAAATCGCGGTGCCAATCTTCCTGCCGGCGGTGCCGCGCCGGAATCGCGCCGTTTCCTCAACAGCGTTGTCTCCAAGGTCAGTGCAGGCAGCAGCGCCTATGTCGCACAGAAGGTCGAAGGGGTCGCCACGCTGTCCGACGGCGAAGTGGTGGTTTCCGGCTTCGCCTATGGCCCGCCAGGAAAACGCATCGGTGTTCGCCTCATCCAGTACTTCGGAACTGGCGGTTCACCGTCCGCCGCGGTCAGTGTGGAGCTGGGAACCGTAGCGGTCACCGCCACGTCGTGGACCTACTTCCAGCTCAGCGCGCGATTGCCATCGGTGAAGGGGAAGACGCTGGGCAGCAATGCAGATAGCGATTTCCTGTGGCTGGTGGTGGACCTTTGCGCGGATGCCTATGGCGGTGTTATCTCCGGCCAGAGCGGAGAGTTCGGCCTCGCGATGATGCAGCTGGAGCGCGGCAATAGGGCAACGGCATTCGACCTGCGCCCGCTGGCCCACGAGCTGCAGCTGTGCCAGCGCTACTACGAGAAGAGCTACAACGTGGATGTGCCGCCCGGCACGGCCGATGGCATCGGACGCGACAACCAGTTCTACGACCGCAGCGTCGGCGTTGGCAGCACCTCGCATATCCGGTGTCGCGTCCTCAAGCGGGCCATCCCAGCCTACACGGTCTACAGCGATGTGGACGGGCAGGCAGGGCGCATATCTGGCGCAAGCGGCGGCATCGGCACGGTGACGTCCATCGTATATGCCGGCCAGTCCGGCGCACAGGTCAATTACCAATCCGCCGCAGGCAACTGGGGCTCCTCCTTCCATTGGACCGCCGACGCGGAGCTATGACATGTATCAACTGACCGAAGAGATCGACACCATCAAGTGCCTGCAGACCGGCGCCTTCATTCCACGTGGCCACCGTCTGTGGAATGACTATGAAGCCTGGTGTACGGCAGGCAATGATCCGGAGCCGGTACCGCCGCTGTTCGCACCCGGCTCGGCGCAGTTCCATCGCTTCATCCGCGGAAAGGCGTGGGAGTGGATGGCCCAGTGTGCCCGCGATCGCGGCTATGACAGCATCGAGAGCTGCTGCAGCTACGTAGGCAGTGCGGTGCCGCGCTATGCGCGGGACGCCATCGCCATGATTGCCTGGCGCGACGGGGTCAACCTCGCATTGGAGACTATTGAGTCTACCGCCGAGGCGACCGCGCCAGAATGGCAGCAGGTTCAGGCGCAACTGCCTCAGCCGGATGCATTCGGCTGGCCTGCCGAGCAAGCGCCGGAAATCATCGGCGGCTGAGGAGGACGACGCATGGCACGACGCACGATCGACCTTGAT